GTCGTCTTCTTCTTCATCGCTGTGCATAGAAGCATAAAGTTTTTCTAATTGAGCCTTGTTCATCTTGCCCAATCCTTTAGAAATTGTTTCAGACATTTCTGCTTTAGTCAATTTCTTTTCAGCAACTTCCTTTTCTGCAATAACTTCGCCATCGTGATCTACTTCATCACCAGCAGCAAGTTTTTGCATCTTCTCAGGTTTTCCTTCACCCTTCTGTGATTTCTCACCACCTACTTCTTTTGCTTTTGCTACGACCTTCTTGACCGGAGCATCTTTTTGTTCTGGGTCAACTACTGCTTTACCTGTGTCTTGGACTTCGCCATCTACTTTGTCCATTTTGTCAGCAGGAGCTCCACTTTTCTTCGGAGCATCCTGTCCATTGGCCTCTTCAAGCTCTGCAAGAACTTCTGCTTCGAGTTCCTCAATCGTTGTATCTAATTCGTTATCCGCCATGGGGATTTCTCCTTATATTCTTATTAAGATTATTTATAAATTATAACATTTTGAGGAACTTTGCAAACTCTAAAGCATCCTCTTTTGCGTGTTTAAATCGAGTTTTCTGTTCTATTCGACCTTTCATACGCACTAATTCGGCCTCTACAAGTGATCCATGATTCCAAACCCATTCTTTTCCTTCCATAATCCCTTCAACAAATGCGTTGGGTGCGGAAGGATCTGCAACAATATCAGCTGCAGTTGCAAGGTAAAAATCACTTCTAACGTAGTTCGCACCATTCTTCTGATCCAAACTACCCATTCCTCTAGAGGACACGCCTAATTTTGCACCTTCGTCCATGAGATTTTTCACAATCTCACCCATAGGTGTTTTAAGTATCTTTGCTTCACCGATGAAATTTTTTCCATCGGGATACAATGCAGTAATCATATGCGATGCACGTTCAAGATTAACTGTCGGGCCATCTGGGTGTCCCAACTCACCAAACGCACGTTTCTCATTAATATACTCTTTGTTGTATCTCTTTACTTCCTTTTGCAGTATTTCCATTGGATACACTCGACCATTACGGTTCTTGATATCCGCTTGCATAAAAATACCTTTTATTTTGTATTCTTTCTTACCATTCTCTTTTTCTTCGCAGAGATATTCTATCTCATCAGAGAATTGTTCAGATATTAATTTGACTGTATCCATTGTTATCTAACCCCTGCTATGCAGTATAATTTTCATCTTTAACAAACTCAATCATTATAAAACCTGATGTACCTTGACAAGATAGTTCCATATCACCAGAAGTTGCGCCAGTATTTGTTGCATTGGATTTAATCAACCCAGCAGAACCATCATAATGTCCACTTCCAGCAAGGTCAATTAATGTTACATCTGAATCACCCTGTTCAATAATTGCAGCATGACCTGTATCATCATCAGCACTTCCTTGTACTAACCCCCACCAAAGTCTTTTGATGTGTAATTTAGCTCCGTTTGCATGACCGCTCAGACCACTTGCATCTAGGATAGCATTTGTTGTAGTTGTATCATTATCAATGTTAACTAAGATAGTCACTATTCCGCCTACAGCGCCAGAAACGCTTCCCATTGCAGTATCTCTTAATGTTCTAGTCGCAAAAGCCATTATAATCTCTCCTTAAATTGCCAGTATTTCTTTTTCAAAGTAATCCATGAGTTTTTTCTCTGGAACTTTATGTTTCTTAGAAACCACTGTAATAGTTTTCTCAAAAGTATTTAGGAAATCTGAAGGTTTATCATCCATTTTCTTGAAAATATCGTCAACGGCGTTCTTCATCTTGGGAGATAACTTCTTATACTCCTTAGATTTTTTATGCTCGTCCTTTTCCAAGACAGGGATGTATACCTGTTCAAACTTCTTCGGCATTTTCCTCCACCTCTGGAATACTCTTAACAAAACTGTTTGCAACTTCTTGTCGTTTGATTTCCAGTGCGGCACCAACCTTATCAGCCATTGCGCTCTTAAATGCATCTTCTGATTCGAGATGACTTCCCTTAACTAATGTGTCTACTAAATCGTTAACGCTCATTAATAATCTCCATTTCCGTTACCAGTTCCAGCTGGATCATCAGGGTCTATAGGGGCCCCATCGACTTGAGGATACCTCGTAACACCATCTGTGTTATCTGGAACATCGACTCCGCCATCCTCTGGATCCATTCCAGATTCTTTATTTATTTCATCTTGCATAACATCAATTTCTGCTTCAGTCATATTTAGTACGTTCTTCTGAATCCATTTCTTACTGAAGAATGTACCGACATAAGACTCTACTGTTTGTAAAACTTCTAATCGGTCTTTCAGAAGTTCTGCTTCTTTGAGTTCTGCAAAATGTCCGTCCTGTAAAAAGTCATATTGTATATGCTCTTTAATGTTTGACCAATCTTCAAGAGTAATAACACCCTTGAGTATGAGTTGTGTTTTAAGTACATCTGTAAACAGTGCAGTAAATTTTTTACGCAACCGTTGTACAAACTTGGTGAACTTCAGTTCATCTCTTGTAATCTCTGTTGATCGTCCAAGACTGAAGGACTGTTCAGCTTCCATACGAGAGACAGGTACGTTCAATGAACGATACAATTTTCTCTGGAAATAAACAATGTCATCAATCTCACCCAAGTTAGAACCGCCAGGCAAAGTTGTAATTTCTGTTCCTCGGCCACCTTCTCTACGAGGCAACCAGAAATCTTCCAACATACTCATCTGATTACGGTCATCTCGTATCTCACCAGTTGATGCATTGTAAACCAGTTTATTACGATAACGGTTCATCACATCTTTAAGATACTGTTCTGCCTTTATCTTGGGCAAATTACCAACATCGATATAGAAGATACGTCTTTCTGGAGCTCTTGATATACGATAGATAACCAGTGCATCTTCAATCATGCGTAGCTGGTTAACAGGTTTAATTGCTTTATGAAGATAAGAAAGAACGTGTCCCTTGTTCTGATCGATTACACCAGACGGACAATAACTAATGCTGTCGGATGCAATTTTTATTCCCTGAGAAGTCCCCTGGCTTGCAATACCTTTATCATTATACAAATAATACTCATCAACTTTCTTTATTAACTCTATACTTGTTCCCTGCTTTGTTTCCCTGGCAACTTCTCTGACCTTTTTGATTTTACTTGGGTCAATATATCTTAATTCTTGAATGCCCCTTCGTGGGTATTTTTTATCAATGACCTTATGAAAGAACATTCTTCCGTCAACATACCATCTACGAAAAATATCATGTCCCTTGACATCAAAATCAAGAAGTCTAAGAACCCCATTAAATTCTTCGGTAATTTTCTTTTTAATCTTGGTGGGATAAGGTAATCCATCTAAAACAATGGATATAGCTTGAGACATTTCATTTGCGACAATACCTTCATTAACAATATCTTCAATTGCAGAATCACATTCGGGTTGTTGTGCAATGTCACGATACCTACGAACTAAATCCAGTTCAGTTCGCTCTCGGCCATCAGTATCTAAAACCTGACCAAAGAAGCCACCACCGGCAATTTCTACAGTGCCATCATCGGGCGCTGGGAGAGTAAATTTCTCTCCCCCAACGTCCTTTAGTCTTTCAAAACGAAATCCAAAAAGTTCAGCCATAATAACTCCTACTACGTTGTTTTATTTAGTAGGTTATAATTTAGAAGTTTACGCCAGATGCTTCAAAATGTTGATATCTCCAAGTAACATCAAATGTTTCAAGTTCACCTGCTGTTGCCGATGATAATTCAATAGGAGCAACCGTCAGTGGATATGCAGATTTAAAAATATAACTTTTTAGAACTGTTTCATCCCTGTCTAATTGTTCAACAAATAAGTCAGATTGATAATCAGAAGGAGAAGTAATACCAAGATTGGTTTTTAAATCATTGACACCGTTGTTCCATCGTTCCATTGCATTACGAATCATAAAGTCTGTATCGTTGTAAAAAGTAGTTGACCATACTTCAAATTCTGGCCTATCACCAGATACATAAATGCTTCTTCCTCTGAATGGAACTGGAATTTCTCCAAGCGTCATGCCAGGCATATTTGACGCAGTACAAAGAAAGGATGTTCTTCTAACATCCAATCCAATCGCAATTCCCGCCGGAGGAGTTACAGTAACTCTGAACTGATTCGCACGAGCACCACCACCAATTAGATTCGCTTTAAAATCGTCTATACTTGCCATCTTATTCTCCTACTATCCTTGAATTTCACTAAATGCAACACCAGTTCGTGTTGCGATAAAGTTCAGTGTTATAAAGTTAATTGATCTAGCAGGTTTAATGTAGATGTCTGCAACAAACTCGTTTCTATCTATGACAAATCCTGTATTGTTTGATGCGTCACATATGACACTAAAATCTGTAATACCTCTACGTCCTTGAACATCTCTCAAGAAAGGTTCTACCATACTTCTAAACTGTGCCCTTGTAAATTCATCGTTAAACTCAAAGAGTTGATATTTACCAGCGGTTGCGATTGCTTTTTCAAGAACCAAGAACAGTCTACGAACATTAATTCGATCAAACGAACTTGGTTTTGTAAGAGCAGTCTTGTCACCAAACAAAACCACACCTTGGCCTGGAAAGTTAACTATTGGGTTAATTCTCGCACGATAAAGAATGTCTCTATCAGCCTTAGTTGGATTATAAGATAGCTTAATCGCACCCCTTACGTTACCTCGACTATAACCGCCGGGCGAGAACCACGGATCGGATACTCTGTCCGTATATGCACAGAGTCCAGCAGTATCACCGTTCATTGGTACATGCCGATATACATCATTGTATTTATCGTACATATATTTGTATGCACTATCGTATACCATGTAAGAAGATGACGGACATAAATCAAATGCCGTCTTAACATTACTTGTTTGTGTTACTGTAGATGTTACATTAACCGTTGCAGATCTATATGGAGAAACAAATCCTACGCAGTCTCTTCGTGTCTCAACCATACTCGTAATCATGGTTACATGGGTGTCTTGAGTAGTTGAACTGTCACCAGCACCTCCACCTGGGCCACCTAAGACCAAGTTAACATCTAATGATTCTGTATCTTCAAATTTTGCATAACCAGCCTTTAATTCTCCTGCTGTTGCAGAGTAATCATCTGTACCACTAATCAATTCATTTTTAGTTGGTGTGTTTAGAACAGAATATTGACTTGTACCACTTTCCATTGTAATATCATCACCAGCATCTGTTCCACCAGAATCAGTCCGGTTTAAAACAATATTATCTCCAGCATCAGTTGAAGAACCATCTGTTCCGTTCAATATGATTGTACCAGATCCACCGTCTAGGTTTGTGCCCCAGTTTGCACCAGATGTATTATGATCCATCCAGAAAATATATTCTGACTGTCTGTAAATTACGTCAGCATAATAATTGTTACCACCTTGTGCTGTTTTTGCACTTGAGTTTTTAGACAATCTTGGGAATATCTCTATAACCGCATTTCCTCTTTGTCCCGCTGAATCAGCATCAAATCCTGTTATGTCACCAGTTGTGTCATAAACAACAATGTGCATTTCATCAGCAGTTCCTCGACCATTTTGTGTTGCCCATGCAGTCGTGCCAGGCGCACCATCAAAAAAGTCATACCAACCCCAACGTCTACGAATATTCGTACCCGAAGATATTGCACCTTGCAACCCTCGTCCATCAGGGTCATCCTTTAACCTAACTGTGATTATATTTGTTCCAGTGTTTCTAGCAGTAACTTCATACTCGTAACCTTCAGTTTCACCAAAGTTTACTAAGTCACCAATATTAATAACACTGGCACTGGTTACAGATATGTCCGTTTGAGCAGCAGCTTCTGCTCCACTTGTCGTGGTTACAGCAGTCTGTTCCCATGCAGTTGATGTTGCACAAACAGAAACTCCAATTCCGTTACCCCATGTACCGGCAGATCTTGCAGCCCACTCACCAACAGAACCTTGTCCACTTGCAAATGAATCTGCATAATGATCGGTATCACGAATAAGAATCCCACTAGTTACAGCCGCATTAACTATTGCTGATTCTGTACGAACAACCTTTAATGAATCTGAATATCCTAAAAAATTTGCAGCGGTAAACCACCACTCGAAATTATCTGCATTAGGTTTACCAAAAACCTTTACTAAATCTTCTTCTGACGAAATATCAGTCACAGAAGAAACTGGGCCTTTTTCAAATGGCCCCACAATCGCACCAATCGAGGTTGCAACCGCTGGAACGACATTCGTTAAATCAACTTCATTGACCTGA